TACATCAAAAAAGCCGACAACGGCTGTTATATCCTCTGCCCGGAGCCTGATGCTTCGGGCATTTCTTATGCCGGCACGCCGTATCATCTGCTCGATCGTGACCCTATGGGGGACGATTTGGAAAGCGTTATGCTGGAGCAGACCGATATTGGAAGCTGGGTCACGGAGACCCAAACCGCCATCGAGGATGCTGATGCTCTCAACGTGGATCAGGCGTACCGCCTGACCCTGTTGGAGCTGGGCATTACTGATGATACCGATGCTTCTTGAGAAAGGGGGTGAACTGAATGCTGTATCGTACTTGCAAGCGCATGATCGAAAAAGGCAACACCGCTGGCATGGCAACCAAGCTGGATGTCTTTTACGCTGCCAACAAGCTGACCGAGGACGAGTATAACGAGCTGACCGCTCTGCTCGCCGAGAAGACCGAGAAGAAAGAGCAGGTCTAACCCATGGAGCATGAACGCTTTATCGCCTGCCGCCGGGCGCGCTTCGACGGCATAGATGGAAAAGTGAATATTCCTTACGGAACCGCCCTGACCTGTCAGGACGGTTTTCTTATGCACAAAAACCTGCGTGTGTGTGCTGTGGGGAGCCAGAACGGCATGGACTGCTTTGTGCAGGATGATGACGGTAACGGCACCCTGCGCGGGGAACTGGTAGGAAACATCCAGCGGTGCCTTGAGCGCCGGGATGCAGACCATCAGACCCGCTGGAACCGGGTTTGGGCATCGGCACTCTGCCAAAAGTACCGCCGCCCGGAGTCCGAAGACTACTGGCTGTGGGCGAGAGCGTTTTTTGATGCTCCGATTTTTGATTTGCAGGCAATCGCCGCGCTGGTTCAGTGAGGGGGGATAGCTTGTGAATCTGAAAGAATTGTTCTGGAGCGGTGGCGGGATGGTTTTGGTGCTGCTCTCACTCATTGAGATTTCGCCTATCAAGATCAATCCGTGGAGCAGGCTTGCGAAAATCATCGGACATGCCCTGAATGCTGAAGTGCTAGAACAGCAGAAGCAGACCCAGAAAAAGCTGGAGGAGCATATCCAAGTTGATGATGAGCGCAATGCCAATCTTCTGCGTACCCAGATCCTGCGCTTCAATGACGAACTGATTGATGATAAGCACCACACGAGGGAGCATTTTATCGAGATTTTGGCCGTCATTGATGCCTATGAGGACTACTGCCGCAGTCACCCCGACTACAAAAACAACCGCTGCATCTGTGCGGTAGCGAATATCAAACGGGTGTACAATGAGCGGCTCCAGAAACATGATTTTGCTTGAGGGGGTGTTTAAGATGAGCATTATTTCGTTTCAGCGTGGAGACAAAACCGCGCTGACCAAGAATTTTGCACGGTCGGAATTTCAGTGTCCCTGCGGCTGTGGGCAACAGTCATTGGACACGGAGTTGGCTGAAAAGCTCCAGATTATCCGGGACAAGTTGGGCAAGCCCATCAAGATTACCAGCGGCTACCGTTGTCTGAAACATAATCAGGCAGTAAACGGTGGTACGAACAGCCGCCACCGGTACGGCATGGCCGCAGACTGGAGGATGAAAGACCGCAGCCTGAACCCGGTGGCACTGGGTATTTTGGCTGTGGAAGCCGGTTTCGGTGGCGTGGGTATCTACTGGTACGGAAACTATGCTTTTGTCCATGCGGATACCCGGAACGCAAAGGCAACGTGGCTGTGTGATGCAAAACTGCACTACCCCAGCACCACCTACCTGAAATTCATTTTGCCGACCATCCGCCGGGGCTGTACCGGGGATGCAAACAGAGCGGCTACAAAGATGCTCCAGCGGTTGCTGGGGCTGACCCCGGACGGCATTTTTGGAGAAAAAACCGAAAATGCTTTGCTGAAAGCGCAGGAGGTGCACAAGCTGGTCGTGGATGGCATCTGCGGCCCTGCCAGCTGGCGGGCAATCTCCGGGGCCGACAAGTATCTGTGACATAGGAGGAAACCATCATGGAAGCTATTCTGAGTTTTATTCCCGTGCCGGTCGCTGTCATTCTGATGGCGGCGGGTTTTGTTTCGCTGGCGGTCGGCGGTATCCGGCTGGGCTACAAGGCCACTGTTAAGGATCTGGCGCTGGAACTGGTGAACCGGGCCGAAGAATCCATTATGGGTTCGGGGCAGGGGGCGAAGAAGAAAAAGCAGGTCTTCGCTGCCCTCCGCGCCAAATGCCCGGCCGTCATCCAGTGGGCAATCACGGATGAAGTGCTTGATGCGGTCATTGAGCGCGCTTTTGACGCTATGACCGCGGCGCTGAGTACCAAAAAGGCTTGACGGATACATAAACGTCAGCTAAAATAGTGCCACTTGAAAAGCCCCGGCTTTTGTAGAGAGCGGCATTGCCTGTGGGCGGTTCCGCTCTTGATTTTTACATTTCGCCGCCCCGGCGGCATACAAAATCCCCCTGCGTTGACTTCATCGGCCAGCGCAGGGGGATTTTTTTGTTTGTAGACTACCAAATATCGCCGTCATCGGCTTCCTCGTCTGGGGTGAGGGCTTCCAGCATATCCGCATCCAGCTTGCCCAAATCAAGGGAAATGCGCTTGCCGGTATAATAGCCGATCACCGTCAAAACCGTGCCATTGAAATTATATTGTTTGCTTCCGCGCAGGATGCGGAGAGCCTGCTCCAAATCATTCATAGTAAACCTCATCCTATTTTGGTAATGTAAAAGCGGGTGGATACTTTTGTCCAAGGGTTGTGCTTGTCTTCTTCCTCGAAGCGCTTCTTCATGGAAAGCGCCTGTTCTTCTGTGCAGGTCCCGCCAACGATTTTGTCATAGCTGTTTTTCACATAGTATTTGACACCGACGGCGGCACCGTGCTGAAGCGCTTGCTCAAGCGTAAGCATTCAATTCATACCTCCTATCAATCACCGAACATCCGGCGTTCTGCGGCTTCCTGACGCTCTTTTTCAATCATGGCGGAAATCCGGGACTTCTCTTTGCTGCTGAACCCCCAAGCCTTTTCACAGGGGATGGCAACAATGAAGCCGTCCTCATGGATGCCGTATTCATTGAAATCTTCGTCAACGTACCGTTTGCAGTTGTGCGGCCGGTCGTTGAAGTCGTATTCGACCTCATCAGGAATGCGGGTCAGCTTGCCCTTGATGGGGAAGCTGTTCAGCTTTGCAAACTCTCGGATGGTCATGGCGCTTCTCCTTACTCAATCGCTTCTTCAATGCTGCTGGTGGCATCTTCCAGACTGCTTACCGCATCGGACAGGCTTTCGCAGATTTCTTCGGTACGCTCGTACCGCTCGCCGCTCTGGAAGTTCTCAGGGATGTTGTCCCGGTATTCTTCTTCCTCGGTCTGGATTTCCTCAAGCTGCATCTGGAGGGTTTCAAGCTGGTCCACGATGGCCTGCAGGGCCTTTCTGCGTTCTCTGTTCATATATATTCTCCTTGATTTTTCATCGGTGGGTGGTTATAATTAAAAAGCGAGGGCGGCGGCTCCTACCCGCCGCCCTGCTCTTACGGATTACTTGTTATCCGTGGGGGTCTCGTTGCTCTGAATGATTCTGTTGGGTTTAATCGTGATCGTTATCCGCTCTGCAAGATCGGGATGTTCGACCAAGATTTCCAGCAGCTCTTTCAGAGCTTTTGTTTTTTCATCCATTGGTCTGTTCTCCTTTCCGGTGAGCTTTCCGCTCCTCCTGACACCTATATTATACATCTTTTTGATTTACTTGTCAACGGAAAAGATAAACTTTTTTGGTTTTGTTGCAAATATTTTTAGTTGACAAATAGCTCAAAATGATGTATTCTTGTAATCAACAAGGAGGTGTTGACATTATGAGTATTTCGGATGTTATCAAAGGACTCTTGGCAATGTCAGGAAAAAAACAGGCCGAACTGACAAGCGTTCTGGGGATGAGCAGCAATCAGGCTGTAAACAATAAAATCAGGAAAAACAGCTGGTTTGCCAGTGATCTTCTCAAGGTAGCGGAATTATGTGGATGTAAACTGGCTTTTGTGATGCCGGACGGTCAGTGCATATATCTCAGCGATGATGAGCAGGAAGAAAAATAAAAGGAACAGCCGCCAGCGAATATCGTAACGCTGGCGGCTGTTCTTTTAGTCAGAGGGTAGTTGTTTGACCTGAGAAGCACCGAAGAACGATGCACGGTAGGTTTGGCCGTCGCCCTTGCTGCTGTGGATAAGCACTGCCTGAAACAGGGCCTTTGCGCCATGCTCCACCATGTACCCGGCGGCTTTCCAGCCTGCCCATGTGTTCACAGGCTCGGCCACACCGGCGGCTTGCTGGGCTTCCTCGATGCGCTGGGCGTTGATCGGCTCAGCCTTTGCACTGTTCCACGCCCGATGCAGGCACTCGGAAAAGGCGGCAACGCCCTTTCGATACAGCTTCCATGCCTTACGCATGATGGCGGACAGATCAAACTTTTTCATAATGCCCTCTCTTTCTTTGGCTGAAAAGATAAAATAAAAAAAGCAGCAGGGGAGTGGGTTACTGACTTAGCATGCGCTCACGACTTACTGCGCTCCCGGCTCTTACTTCGCCCCTTGCCTTCCGGTCGTACTCCCTTGCTGTGATTATAGTATCCTCCATCTTTAAGAAAAAGACAACAGCAAAAACATGAAAATATAAATAAAATAAATTTATTTATCGCTCTGCGGTATGTATTAAGATTGAAGCGAAATCCCAGATTGTGTATTCGGATGAGGGAGATTTTTAGCAAAAAAAGTCCCCGGACACCGAAGTGCCCGGGGAAAGGGGATAACTTACTTGTCGGACGTTATGGATCTACACCGTGGCGTTGCAAGCCTGCTTCGGGTCAAATCATCCAAATCTTCTTCTTGAACCAGAAGATCGGAGATTTTGCAGTCCAAGGCTTTGCAAATCAAATCAAGCTGTTCCAAAGATACCCGGTCGGTCATCTCATGGTAAAGATCATTGATTGTGTTTCGCCTGATTCCAGTTGCGTCTGCAAGTTGCTTCTGAGTCCATCGCTTTTCGCCTAAGCGGACGGACAGCAAAATCCTTAACATCAGCCATATCTCCTTTGCGGAGAGTGTAGCATAAAAGGATAATCTATATCAGCAAAATGATATTTGGTATCGTATTTTGATATTTTCGATTTGAGGGCGAGTGTGACTACCGATTGACTACCACGGTGCTTTTTCGTATTTGCGCAATCTTTTATAGAATAGCGTATATTCGTTGTTTATTTTTGCTTTTGCACCAATGGAGTGCGGGCTGGGATGACTCTTAATCAGTGGGCCCAGGGTTCGAGTCCCTGGAGGTGCACCAAATTTTGAACGTCAAGTCGTAAGATTTGGCGTTCTTTTTTGTTATGTAACCCCGAAAATTCGGGGTTTGCACGGTCAATGCACGGTTTTTGCACGGTCGGCGTTTTCGTGGGAATCCTCTGCATGGGCTGGAATTGCTTTGAAATGCGTGGTAGATTTTGCATCAGGTCAGCAGTGCCAGACGGAGCTGCGCCTTTACTTCGGGGTCTGCGTTCTTCAGAAGTTCCAGCAGAGCAGTCATAGAGATGGTCGGTTCGCCTGCGGCGGGTACAGCCTGTGGGCTGGGGCTTTCGGACTTAGCATAGAACCCTTCCTCGAACTTCTTCCCCAGTTCAACACGAGAGGACTGCTGGATGTGGGCGTAGGTGTTCACCAGCATATCTGCCGTAGCGTGTCCTGTGGTGCCCTGAACGGCCTTCACATCGCCGCCGGAGATCATCAGCTGATAAGTCGCACTGGAATGCCGCAAACCGTGAAAGACAATGCGGGGGAACTCCGGATGTGCATCCTGCCACTTGAGGAACTTTTTGCGGATGAGCACCGGCTCCACAGCCAGACCATTGGGCAAACGGAACAGCATTCCGCTATCATGGTAGCGTGCCGGGTCTTTCCTCTCGTCTGCCGCCAGCTGATTCAGCCACTTCTTCAATTCCTCTTTCAGTGCGGAGGTCATGAAGATGGTGCGGCAGGAGGATGCGGTTTTTGTGCTCTTCAAAATGAGGGAAGTGGTGCTGCGCTCCAGCTTGTCCGGGAATACCTTGATGATGCAGCCATCGTCCACTTGGTTCAGGGCTTCTTTTCGCACCCGCTGCATGGATTTGTTGATACGGAAGGTTCCGATGCCATCTGCTGCGTCAAAATCGAGATCCTCCGGGGTCAGACCTACGATCTCACCCTCTCGCAGCGCACCCACCAGAGTGAGATGCACCGCCAGATGCAGGATGGGGTCCTCCATGCTGTCCAGTGCCGCTCGCATTTCCTCTACCGTCCAAATGGTGCGCTCCTGCGTGGACTTCTTGGGGCTGTCCACGGGAACCGGGCTTTTGACAAGGATGCCCCACTCTACGGCATACTGGAAGGCTGTACCCAGCAGCCGATGAACCTCGTGGATGGTGGTGCCGGATAGAAACCGCTGCTTCTGCTTTTCGGTCAGTTCCTGCTTCTTGCCCTCAATATACGAACCGCAGGGCGTTTTGCTCAGGGTCGTATAGAGGTTTTCCATGTGGTAGGGCTTGAGTTTCTGCATCTCCATGCTGCCGATATAGGGGATAATCAGATTCTGGATGGTGGAAAGATTGGATTCGTAGGTTTTGGGGGCCCACTTGTGCTTGCTGCACTGCTTGGGCAGCCAATCCATGAGGAACTCTGCCACCGTCACCGAGGACGGAATCAGGAATGTGCCAGCTGCCAGTTCATGTTCGATCTGCTTCTTTCGGTTCGTTGCCTCCTCTTTTGTAGGAAAACTTTCCCATTTGTCGCAGCTCTTGCCGTGTTCATCTTCGTAGGTGTAGCGGACGCTGTAAGAGTTGCCGCGCTTCGTAATATATGCCATACTGTTTGCCTCCTCTTATCAAGCTGCCCGGTAGAGCCACGCATCGAAGCTGTCCTTCGGCACACGGATGCTTCCGCCTACCCGCAGGACACGGAATTCGGTGGTGCTGTTGCACAGGTTGTAAGCAGAGCGCAGACTGATGGCCAGCATTCGTGCGATCTCTTCCACCGTGTACACCAGCTTTGTAGTTGCCGGGCTGTCAGTCGGAGACTTGACGGCATTGGTTTGAGTGACCACTTCCATTGTAGTGGGATTCGAGTCCTTTTGCAAGAACTTATTCGTATAATCGGAAGATTGCACAGGGACGGTCATAGAATTACGGTCAAAATCCATAAGCATTTCTCCTTATATTGTCATATCATCTAAAAATTCAGCTTAAAGTTCTACATCTTGCCCACGCCTGCGGTTTCGCTGCTGCACATTCATGGTGAGCTCCTGCTTGGGGGCAAGAATCTTTTCCAGAAAGCCGCACACCAGTTCGGGCGCACGGTGGAGAGCATCCAGATAGGGTTTTACGTCGTACCACAGGTCGTGGTACTTGTTGCTCCAACGAACGGCCTCTTTCTTGGCGGTGGAAAGTTCTTCTTTCAGGCGGCGGTTCTCCACATCCATCATATAGCCGTGGTCGGCTTGCTTTTTCAGCTTGGAAAACTCTTCTTCGGTCAGCGAATAGTTGCCGAGAAAGGTGCGCTTACCAATATAATCCAGATCGCGCGCATGAATGAGGGCTTCTTTTGTGAGCGTGACCTTTTTCTGCACAGCGGCAAGTTCCTTTTCGGTCTTGGAGAGGGTTTTGTTGGTTTGGGTGAGGTGCTGCTCTTTC